TGTCCTTCGAGTTCCCCGGCGAAAAAGTCATCGCCGCCGCCAAACGCGCATGGGAACGCGCCCCGGCCAACGTCGCCCAGCTCCTCGCGACATGAGCGCCCGCCGACCCCTCAACCTCCAGCTGGTCGGCCAGTGGATTGAGATCATCCGCGACCTCCCCCTGTTTCAGCCAGAGCCACCGATCCGCGAATGGGTGGAAAGCCACAACATCCCCGTCCCAGCCGCACACAATCGAATGGCTGCAGCCGCTGGGAAAAAGTGGGACTTTTCCCAGTTTTGCGTCCTCGCCGACTGGGCCTTTGAATTCATCAAGGAAGCCGAAAGCGACGTCCTCTTCGCCGACGGCAGCGTCCGCCGCGTCCGCCATCGCAAGGCCACCGTCCTCAAGGATTCGCAATCCGGCCTCAGCACCGTGGCGATGCACGCGATAGCCTGGTGGATCCACCATCGGGGCGGGAATACCATCCTTGTTACCGACTGCCGGCAACAGGCCCGCGATTTCGCCCGCGACCGCCTCGAACCCCTCATCGACGCCTACCCGGAACTCGCCAATTCCAAAGACCACAAACGCACCACCGCCCTCGCCCTTCGGTACAACCGCGGGGGCACCCTGTATCTGGGCGGCGGACAATCCGCTAGCGAGTTCATTTCAAAGCCCGCCAGCCTAGCCATTGCCGACGAAGTCGCCAAGCACGACCTCATCGATGACATGCCGTCCCTGAAGCTCCTCGAAAACCGGCTCGCCGCCGACGACGACGGAAAACTCCTTGCCTTCTCCACCCCATCCAACGCCCTCGAATACGAAGAGCACCCCGTCTCCGGCCAACTCCTCCCCGTCCTCACCAAGGAAACCATCATCCACGCCCACTATCTTCGCGGCACACAGGAACGCGTCGAAGTCCCCTGCCCCCACTGCGGACACTATCAGGAACTGAAGCTGGAAAACCTCAAGTTCGGCCATTGCAAGGAATCCCTGCCCTTTGGCGAGAACGAAACCAAACCCGTCTGGAACCGCGACCGCATCGACCGCGAGACATACTTCCAATGCGAGACCGATAACAACTGCCCGCCCATCACCGAGGACTACAAACCCTCCATGATCGCGGCCCGCCGCCTCGTCGCCCAGAACCTCTCCCCCGACGTCGGCCACCGCTCTCTGCAAGCCGGAGCCTTCCTGAACCTAGCCTTTTCCTCCCGCCGCTGGGGCAGCATCGCCAACGCCTTCCTCACCGCCACCGAATCCGGCGGAGAAGGAAACATGAAAGCCTTCTACACCGACATCCTCGGCCTGCCCTTTGCCAGATTCAAAACCCGAAAAGCCGCCGTCGCCCCGGTGGCAAAGCTCAAACGTGGCTACCGCCGCCTCGAATGGGACGGGAAGCCGCGTCTCAAGATCCCCCTGAACGCCGCCGAAATCCGCTTTGTGGGCATGACCGCCGACGTTCAACGCGGCCAGGGGAACGCGTCAGGAGAGATCGGCAGCGTCGAATGGATGCTCTGGGCCGCCGGCTGGGATGGCTCCGTGTGGGTCCTCGACTGGGGCTCGGTTGCAGAACTCAGCGACCTCCCCGACGTCGTCGCCGACCGCCAATTCACCGACCGCGACGACCCTGACAACCCGTGGTCCGTCGCCGTCGTCTGCGTTGATACCGGCTACCGCGCCGACCTCGTCCACGAGTTTCTTGCCGGAGAAGGCGGCAGCACCGGAGCCCCTGGCATCCGCTGGGTCGGCATCCGCGGGAAAGACGCCATCAAAGACAAAATGGCCCGCGTCAAAGCCCGCTGGGTCAAGCAATTCCCCGCCCGGGACAAGTACGGAAATGCCTGCACGCTCCGCATCATCCAGATCAAGGCGGACCATTGGGAACACGAACTCCACCTCGAACGCATCGCCAAAGCCGCCGACGGGAAATCCACCCGGCCCACGGTCAACCTTCCCGTCGATACCCCAGAAGAAGTCCTGACGGAAATCGGCAACATGGAGCATTTTTATGACAAGCCGAACAAAGGCAACGTCCGCGAGCTGAAGTGGCGCAAGCGCCAGATGTCCCTGCCCAACGACAAGGCGGACCTCATCAAATACGCCGTCGTTGTCATCGATGCCGTCGAAGCCGACGAAGAAACCCAACTTTGACGCCCCGGGTAAACAGCGATGACCCCCAACCCCGAAATTGTCCGCGCCCTCGCGGATACCTACACCCTCGAACAGCTCCACGGCATCCGCCAGACGGCCCTCGAAGTGAACGCCGAAGCGGGCACAGGCTCCCGCAGTTACGAAGGCTCCAGCTTCAGCATTTCCAAGGAAAACTGCGCTCAGATCATCGCCGAGTGCAACGCCGCCATCGATGCCAAACGCACCGCATCCGACGGCAATGATCCCATCCTGACACAAACCCCCATGGGAATCCGAATCGACTACAGCCGCCGCCGCATCGAATGAAAAAACGCTCCCGCTCCCGCGTCCAGACGCTCGCCGCCTCCCGCGCCATTTCCCCCCCTGACGCGGCACCTATTCCCGGTGCCTACATGACGGGCATTGCCGCAGCCGACCACAGCACAGCGCACGGGTACATCTATTTCCCGAACCTAACAGGCAAGACCCAGCTGCGCGACTTGACCCTTCGCGAAGCCCGGAAGCGCTCCCAGTGGGCCGCTTGGAATATCCCCCCAGCCCGGAAAGCCACCCGCGACCTCGCACGCTGGGTCGGGGCCGTGCGCATGATCCCGTCCACCACCGACGAGGCCTTCAACGACGCAGTGCTGGAATGGTGGACAGAGACTTATTCAAAGCGCCCTGGGAATTACGACGCCTCCGGCAAGTTCACCGACAGCGGATTCCTCACAAACGCCCTCTTTTCCGTCTTTAGAGATGGCGACATGCTCGCAATTCACGGCACCGACGAAACCGGCGCCCCCATCGCCATCGCCGTCGAAAGCGCACTCATTGCCAACCCTTCCAAAGGAGCCGTGGGAGAATGGTGCGACGGCGTGCGAGTCGGCCCTCACTACAAGCACCTTGCCTATCACGTCCGCAGCGAAGCCGATTGGCACACCGCCGAAGGCCCCGGGCAAATCATTCAGGCCAAAGACGTCCACTTCTTTGCGAACTTCGAGACCCACTCCCCCGGACGCGGCACCCCGTCGCTCATTCACGCCATCCGGCAGCTGCTGGAGTACAGGGAAATCGATAACGATACCCGCGCCGTTCTGAAGGCGCACGGCCTTGTCGGCTTTGCCATTGAACGAGACAGCGCCAACACCCCCAGCACCAACCAGCCAGTCAGCGGAAAACTCGTCCGAGAGAACCTTGCAGAACGCGGAACCCAAACCACCGCCACAACTGCCGCGCCCTCCAGCATCCCGCAAAACATCAATCAGGTCTTCGGGAGCGGCGAGATCATGAACATGCCCCCCGGTGCGAAGATCAAGACCATCACCGACGGACGAGACTTCCCGGCACAAGCCGCCCTCAAGCAAGACATCTATCACCAGATAGCAATGGGGCTGGGCGTCCCCGTGGAACTGCTGTTCATGCTCGACAAGTTGACCGGCCCCGGAGTCCGATTTGTGCTGCAGCAGGCGCAGGATTGGCGGGAGTATTGGCTAGACCAGCAGGTGAAGTTCCTCACGGTGGATTATGTCAGGCGCGTTGAGTGGGCCATCCGCACCAAACAGGTGCCACGGCCGAAGGATTCGAAGTGGTGGCGGCACACCGTTAACTACCCCCGCGCCGTCACCATCGATGCCGGCCGGGATGCCGCCGCCCAAGACCGCCGCCTCAAATCCGGCCTGACAAATTGGCAGACGGAATACGGCGAAGAAGGGCTCCAATGGAAACAGCAGATTCGCCAGCGCGTCATCGAACTCCGGGAAGCCCTCCAAGAGTGCCAGCGCCAAAACGTCCCGCCCCACCTTTTTTTCCAGGCCGAGCCGCCCCCGGAACCCGCGCCCGCGGCGGATCCCAACGCCCCCTGATCCGCGACCCAACGAAAACCCAAAGTTTCCAGCATGCTGCCTCAAAATTCCTCCCTCGACTCCCTCCTCACCGCGGCGGGCCTCGCGTCTTACCTCCAGTTCCCGGTGGCACTGGACCACGCCGCCCTCCTCCGGGAGTATTCTGGTGGCCGCGTCCGCATTGCCGCGCCCGCGGAAGGCATGGCGGACGCCAACCGGGACACGCGCCCCGATGATCCGAACGCGCTGTACGTGGTCCGCGGCCCCACGTCCGCCATCGCCATCCAGCCCGTCTGCGGCGTCATTGTCTCCGGAGCGTCCGCCAATCAAGAAGCAACGTACGGCCTCTGGAACCTCGACCGCATCCACACCGCCGTCGCCGCCGTCGCCGCGGATCCCACCATTACCGGCCTCGTCCTCCAGCTCGACACCCCCGGCGGCTCCGTCCTCGGCCTCCGCGCCGCGGCCGATGCGCTCCTTTCCCTGCAAAATCAACGCCCCGACGTCTCCGTCCTCAGCTACGCCCAGCGCCTGAATGCATCCGCTGGCATGTATCTGGCCGCGGCCACACAAACATTTCACAGCGCCCCCGGAGCCTACGTCGGCAGCATCGGCACCATCGCCGCCCTCACAGATTACACCGGCTTCAAGGAAAAGTTCGGCATCAACACCCGCGTCTACACCGCCGACTCCACCCTCAAGGACCTCGGCCGAGGCCCCATCACCGATGCCCATGACACCCACATGCGCGACATGGTGCAGACCTACTCTGACGAATTCAAGAGTTGGATGTCCACCCGCCGCGGCATCGACCCCTCAGCCATGCACGGCCAGGCATGGGAAGCCCGCCTTGCCCCCGCCGGCATCACAGATTCCACCGCCTTCGTCACCTTCCACCAATTCCTCGCCACCGCCCTCGGGCTTTGACGCCCCCGGTGAATCCAGAAGCCAATCGCTATCACAACGCCCACCGCATGAAACTGCACCTCCTCATCGCCCTTGCCGCTGCCCTTTTTCTGTCTGGCACCGCTCACGCCGATCCCGCTGCCGCTCCGCCGCCCCCTGGCACTACCGCGCAAACGCCGGTTCCGCCTCCCGCCCCTGCTAACGCATCCCAGACCCCTCCGCCCGCCGCCCGCAAAGAGGACGAGCCGGTGAACGTCTCCGCCCTCCAGCATGTGGCCAACTTCCTTTCCGGCCGGAAGCGCAGCGCGGACAATGCCTCCAGCCTTCAGGCTCAGGTGGACACCCTCACGCAAAACATTGCCGCTCGCGATGCCACCATCGCCCAACTCCAAGCCACCATCACCGAACAGAATGGAATGCTGGAGCAGATCAGCGCATACCTCACGGAAAGCGGCCTCAGCGATCCCGCCGCAGTCGCCGCCAATCCCGCCTCCGCCTTCAGCACTGCCGTCGGCACCGGCGTTGCCGCCGCCGTCCGAACCATCGGCGTTCCGCTCGCCAACGTCCCATCGCCCGCCGCAGCCTCCGGCTCCGGTGCGACATCCCAGCTCGACGAAATCCGTGAACAGATGGCCAACACCAAAGACCCCCTCGAACGCGGCAAACTCGCCGCCCAAGCCAAAAAACTCCGCTCCGCCAACTGATCCTTCGCCCGTTCTCGCCACCTCTGACCACCTGACACAATGCCAATTCTCAGCTCTACCGAAATCCTCCTCGATGTCATCGACGCCTTTGCCAAAAGCGTCCCCATCGCCAATCAGTTCTCTCGGAACTTCAAAGACGGCCCCATCAAGTACAACAAACAGTACCTCGGCCACATCTCCGGGATTCCGATCGTGGAAGACGTGACTAGCACGTATGCAGTCACCGGCAACTCTGCGCGGAACCTTCTCACTGACGTCCCCGTGACCGTTGACCAACGGAAAGGCGCACGGATCTCGATGTCCAATCTGTTCGCGATTCAGGACGACAAGAACGAGTACGACAAAGTTATCCGCAATGCCGCCTATGCGGTCGGCAAGGCCTTCACCGACAACCTTCTTGCCGCCGCTGTCTCTCAGAACTTCAGCAACTCACTGACGTATCTGGCCGCTGACAGTGATGCTGATATGCTCATTGCCGCGTGCGCACAGCTCAACACGCAAGGTGCCGACCGCATGGGCCGGACCATGATCGTGAACACCGCGGTTGCGAATGCTCTCTCCGCCGACTCCCGCCTCACCTCCCGTGATTTTGCTGGTCAGCAACAGGGGGAAGACGGATACCGCAGCTGGCGTTCCACCAACGGCTTCGCCCTCATCCAGGAGTATCCGGACATGCCGAACGGAAACGGCACCTCCGTTACGGGCGGGGCTATTACCGCCGCGACCAATATCTACGCGAAGACCGCGCACGGCTTCCAAACCGGCCAGCGCGTGATTCTCAACTCCCT